TGTGGGGTTGTTGTCGTGCCAATATAATCACCAGTTGAGTAAGCTCCGGCCGCACTCATAACGAGCGTGCTTGTTACAAGCCCCGTATTTCCCCCAACAGAACCAAGATGTTGTTCGCCTGCCGATAATTTTAGTCTTCCGGAGCTATCGGTTGAAATAGATGAATAATCAAGATCCGTATTTGTGGTTGTTGCGTTTGAGTCGTTTCTTACGCCAAGCATCATTACGCCGGTATCGCCTGTTGTGTGTGGCGAGTCTTCTGCCTTGCCTAGATTTGTCGCCCCCGTTCCCGGGGTAGATGAAGTTATTGTGCCGCTAATCCAAAGGCGCCCATCCTTAATTTGCAGGAATTCATAATCACCCTCCGACCCGCTTTTATCGATTGGCGTTGCCGTGCGGATGGCTAGAATTCCAACGCCCTTATCTCCATTTAAACTTGCTGCATCTTCGGCGATTGGAAAAGCAAATGTTCCGTCATTTGTAATTGTTGTCCCGCTTGTCGTAGCAACAAGCAGTCTTCCGGTATCCTTGTCAAAAACAAAGTTGGAGGCATCTCCAATCGTATAAGCGGGGCTGTATAATATTGAATCAACAGCCTTACCGCCAGTAATTATAAGGTTATCGTCAGTAAGTGGTGTGTTGTCTCTTTGGTTGCTCATAGCAGTGGATAAATTATTGGTGGTGATGAAAATGGTATCCGGCAGATATCCGAAACCGATTGTGTTTTTAGTATAAGCGGAAATGAAACGCCGGATAATTTGTATGGTGTTTTTTCTGTATAAGGCGTAATTTGAAATGATTGATTCCTGTCAAAAGCCCACGGATAATTCGGGTCATGAAGCTGATCGATCACGTCTTTTGCAACCTGAATCATGTCGCTGAGTACTTCTGTTTCATTTACCTCTCCGCGCCTCACGCCATCCAAAAGCCAAATCGTAAATGCAAAATCTATTACATTCAGCGTAACGGGAAAAGTATTCAGTTGCACCCACAATTCCGTACAGTCGCAAACGCCGGAAGTATAAAATTCCCACGGGTCGCCAAAACGGAAGCCATGAAGCTGCTGATGCTTATTTGCTATCTCGTTTAGATTCTGAACTATCTGGTTTAGTGTTGTCATTTTTTCTTTTTTCGAGGAAGCGTTCAAGCTTTTTGAAATTTGAATTTTCCTTTTCGCGTCTTGATGTTGTGTTGTATTTTTTCTTTGCCATTTTTATACAGACGGATTTTCGAGTGAGCAATTATTGCGGTCGTCACCCAAAACCCAACCGGTGTAAAACTGGTTTGTCGTGGGGCGAATCGTGTCCGGCGATGATCCGGCGTTGTAGAATAATGGGTATGAAACACTGTTTGCATTCAGATATTCGTGTACCCGTTTTGCGTATACCTGAGCTTGATCTTTCCATTCCTGCACATAGCGGTCAATCACGGTTAAGTCTACCGATTGCGCGTTTTCAGAACCCATGGTTTGGATTCCCTTGTTGCGGATCTTATAATTGAAAACCATCATGCCACGAGCCAGCACAAACATCCTAAGGCAGGGGCGCAACTTATTTAACAACGTAGTGTTTATTGCGCTGACGGTATTTGCCGTAATCTGTCCGTCGAGCTGATTGTAAAGTCCCGTTCCTATCAGTGGTAAAATGTCCATCTGCTGCGTGTCATAGATCAGCGCCGACACCTGATCGTTGTCGTAGTTTTGCTCCACATAGCTCATTAGCCGCGTGTCGTCAGGTCGTATAAAAAGTGCGTCAGCCATATTAATCGTTAATTCTTAAAAGTTGTTGAATCCACGAGTGCCGGCAGTGCGGAACATGAATGTCCGTGTTGGGTTTCGTGTACCATCCGCCGCGATTGTCCCACGCATTCATTCCGTATTTTTTATTTGCCCCGTTATTCAGTGCGAAAATATCCACGCTCTCCCATCGCTTGCCACCTTTTGAAAGCCCAACCATCTTCACGCAAAACGGATGTGATGTACTGATCAATTCCTCCTCATTCTTAAATGAAAACGAAAGCCCGTATCGGTATACTACTTTTATTCTCGATGTTTTTGCAGTCTTTTCGTTGATTGCCTGTACCCCTAATTCTGTCACCTCATAACCATTAACCGATTCGGTTGGTGTTTTAATGGTACATTCTTTCAATATTTTTCTGTCAACCAAATCCGAAATAGCGTCGTTAATTTTCCCGATATCTGTTTTTGTAGCCGCCGCAATTGCTTCGGGCTGTAATGTCGAGTCCTTGGAAAGCAAGTCGATTATTGATCGTTCCAATCCGTTTGCCTTGTATTCAGCCGCAAAATGCCCTGCCATGAACTCATTTTCGGAAATCCTGACGCTTTCCTCGTCGAACGATTGTATCTCGCGCTCATAAATCAATTCTGATTTTGAATAGTCTTTCGCGATGGAGGCAAGCCCTTGTATCAATTCATTTTCTTCGTGTGATGAGAATTGCTGTGTTGTTGTGGTTGAAACAACACTTTCCTTTGGGGTTGGAGAAAGCCCCGCCATGTCCCGTATTTCCCCCACTGACAAACTTTCCAAAACCTTGTTTGCGACCAAAGGTGAAATGCTTGAGATGTTTTTCAGGAGTTCGACGGCAGGGTTTTTTTGTGTTGCGTCGGCCGTCTTGATTCCAAGCTGATCGATCATGTAGCGTCTTTTTTCTTCCGGTGTAAATACCGAATCAATTGTTTCATCGGAAAACATATATCCAACACGACGAACCCGATTCAGATAAAATTTTTGCGTGATGCCAAAATCTGCGGCCAACTCATTAATGACCGACTCAATTATTTTCTGCCGCCCATTTACATATTCATTTTGAAACAATTCTTCGGAAAGTTGCAATTCAGCCCGTCCGCCCAAAGAGCCTTCTCGATAAAGCCCAAGCAGCATTCCGCTGCTTAGCCGGTGTCCTGTGATAATCTGTTGCTGTACACGTTTTCCTATCGCTTCATACTGCTTATCCGAATCAGTCATTTGCAGGGTTTGTACATCTGCGGACGTATCCTTTGATCTTGCAAAATTCACCACAAGCCTGTTGCCGCCAACGCCCGTAAATTTTTCATGAATCTTCTTTTCAATTGCAATCGCCTTGTCCTGTGTTGGCTCGTTGTTGTAGAAATTTATTAAGTGCGTTGGAGTGAATCCGCTTTCAACCGTATTGAAAAAATAAATGTCAAGAGAAATGTCGGTGTCGATCGGACGGCATGCGCCCCTATATACCGGAATCGGATACACCTTTTGTATTGGATGCGGCGCTTTCCAGTAATAAATGAATTCACCTTTTCTGTTTTTGGGATCGTACTTTGTATAAATCCTGAAATCCTTTTCCTCTTCGGGCTTTTGATTGGTTTTTCTTAGCCCTTCATTACCCAGCACTACCCATTTCTGCGTATAAAAAAATGATGATTCATCCACATTTGTGCGGATGTTGGCCATGTCTATATAAGAAAGCGATGCCGTCTTGCCATCTGTTGACCAAATGCCCTTTATGCAAAGCCCGTTGAAAATTTCTAAATCCAAGCACCATCTAAGAGTTGCATCATTCAAATCGCTGTCAAGATTAAACGGTTGCTGCAACATCTTTAATGCAAGCGCCTTGTGCTCCGTATTGAGTCCTTCGGTATTTATGCCCCATCCGTTTCCGCAGATATAAGAAACCTTGTAATCGACAATTGCCTTGTGAAAAGTTGATTCGGAATAAATGTCGATCAGGTAATACGGATAATCATTCTTCATTCCGTAATACACATAATCCCTGTTCTTCACCTCACGAAAATTTGGCTGATCCTGATTGCCGAAAACGGCTTTCACCTCAGAGAAAACAGATTTCACCGCCCCTTTGAATTGCATAAACAGGGTTGGTTGTTTCTTATTGTCGCTTAGGTTATTATCCATTATTATAATTATTGCGGGTAAGCGAATGTTTCGGTGTAATTTGGTTTTGCGTATGTGTCAGTTGGTATTCCGTGAACATAAGCTAATCCTGTTTCTAGCAATGTTGTGGCGGATAAGTAATTGGTATTGACTGGACTTGACTGCTCGTAAATTCTGTATTCAGAAATTCCGCTAGGCAGTGTTGCTGTTATACCCTCAATAAAAGTCCATTTCTCGCAGCGTTCGGCTTGTGAATCAAAAGCCATTACAATAGCGACCTCTGTATTGAGCCCTTCTGAAGTGAATCGCCATAAATAGTAAGGCGATGCCAACGTTTGCTTTTCATAGCACGTTGTAATCAGCACTTGCGAATTACCCTTTGTTATTTGCAGCATCTACACTGATGATGCGGAAAAGTGATTTTGGTCGGGGAAAGTTTTTATCTTAGTGCAGGATATTTTGTAGATAAAAAAGAAAGTTTTAATAAAAAAAATAATGGCACAAAAACTACCCGATAGCCAAAAGGAAAAAGCCCGCAAAGAAAAAAAGATGATCGTTAATTTCTCGCCATCGAAGGAGGAGCTAGCCGTGATGATTGACGGGAAAAATGTAATTTATTACAACTCAGAAAAAGTTTTGGAGCTGATCGATCGGGCTAAAAAATACAAGAATTCGGATTCTGAATTTGAGATTGTCGAGACGTGCAATGCATGCGGAGTTGATAATGGGCATGCGGATAATTGCGAACTAAGCAGGAAGGAAAAGGGAAATTGAGGGCGAATGAATTGAGAATTGGCAATTGGGTGAACGATCGGGCATCACAACCATTTCAAGTAAGTGCTGAAAATATTGCTCGCGTTGCCTCGTCAGAGATTGAAGGGAAAATAAATATTGATTTTAACGATGCGCCCCTCACCGAAGAATGGTTGGCGAAATTTGGATTTACCGTTAATAAATTCCCCCACCAGCTCCAAAATTTATTTTTCGCATTAACCGGCGAGGAGATGTAAAACAAAAAACCTTCACAATTAAGCAAAGGTCTTTTTGCCTTTCGGCTTTTTCGAACTGACAAGAGAGCGAAAAATCTGTTACAGGTCTGAGTAGTTCGAAATCACAGTCATCGGATTTGGTTCGGTTCCCTCGAATGTCAATGTGTACCCTGAGCGATCTTCGTAATTTGTGCCTGATGCCGACACCGAAGTAATCAAGTCAATGCCGCGGGTATATCCAAACAGCCATCCAACTCCGTTATTGTCTTTCGCTGCAATATGCAAGCTGACCTGATGGTATGTTTTTAATTCGTTCCTGAATGCCACTTGCAGCCTATTGAAAATAAAGCTAACCATGTCCTTATATGACGATGTGCCATTTTGAACATTTGTGGTTCCCGTTTCGGTGAAGTTAGCGGCGATCTTTTCGCAGAATAATAATTGCCAGTCCACAAGTGATGCACCGGAAGCGACTACCGTTCCTGACGTTTCCACAAGAGTGGTTCCGACCGCGTTGGGATCGAAAATTTTAACCTTGATTTCCTGCACTCCGCCGTTTGAATTGCGGCAGGCAAAAGGAAATGAAGCCAACAATGTACAGGCCATGATTTCGTTGTTTAAAATTCCAGTTGTCTACAAATCGCAGACAACTGGAATGAATGATTATAGGTTTGTGTACTGAACGATTTGATCGTAGAAGTGATTTGTTACTCCGATGTTGAACCGGCAGTGGAATCGCAATTGCTGATTGTCTTCGGAGAACCAAATCTTGAAATCGGAACTATCTTTCTTCACGTCGAAACCGGCGATGAAGTTGGATGCTGATCCGGCAAGAATTCTGTTTTTAACCGCAAGTGGAAGTGACCCGCCAGAGTCAACGGAATTGCCCGCATTCATTTCGCTCAGCCCCACAACCTTCACGTTTGATCCCGGATATACAAGTTCACTATTCTTGTATTGGTCGGCTGTTAGTGGGGTGATGTGGAACAAATTATCCTGCATCAGTTTGAGCGCAAGAATTTTGAAAGTATCAACACCACAAAAAACGGTTTGGTCATTCAGCTGCGAAAGCGCATTCGGCAATTTTACAAAGATGATTTCCTCGAAAATCCCGCGAACTGTTGACGTTGAAATGGAGGCCTGCTGTGTTGCGGCGATTACAGTTGCGGAATTTGCATCCACCAGCGCGATGAAGCCGTTCATGCGCTGCAAGTAAGTATCGTTGGTGTATGTGGTTTTGCCCTGCATAACCATCTGTCCAACCTTCTGAGCGATATTGGCAAACTTACGCTCAACGATCATTCCCTCGATTGAAATGGTTGTCGGGTTTGATCCGGCCGGCAAATACTTCTGTGTGAAATACGCTTCCAAATCCTCAAGGCATAACGCCTCCTGAATCTTGATCGAAGTGGTTGTGAGGGTGGTTTGCGTTATGGATGTGGTTCCGGATGAATTGAAACCGCAAGACGCTCCGGCTTGCGCAGGTGCAGTGGATTCCAGAATCGGAATCTTATCGCCCGACTTGATTCCCTGACGAACGTCGATATAATCAAAAATACGTGCGCCTGTGATAGGTTTCATTACAAGGTCGTCCTTGTTTTCCTCTACGTATGCCGTTAATGTGCCTACTGAAAATGCCATGATTTATTTATTTTTTAAAAGGTTTTTTGGGTCAGTTTTTTATTTCATGTATAGTTTGCGCCACTCCTGCATAGTAATCTTTTCACGCTTTTCCGTATTGAAGGCATTCAGGCGCTTTTGTTTTTCCTCTTCCGTTTCCTCGGTTTGCGGAGCAGCCCCGAATTCTTTCAGGAGTTCAGGAAGTTGTTTTGAGAATGCCGTAAGCTTGGTGGTGTCTGCAATAAGCATTTCATGATTCGCGGAAATTTTACCAAGCTCTTTTGTGAGGTTTTCGTTTTCAGCCTTGACAGCATCGAATTTTTCAGACACCGACTTAACGATTGCCTCAAACTCTGTTTTTTGCTTTTCAAGCAATGCCGAAACTTCCTGCTTCGAGAAGACAGTTTCCCTGATCGTGGATTCGATTATTTTTTTTGCAGCCGCTTCCGTAGCTGGCAATGTTCCCATTTCTCCTGTTGGTGGTGGTGGCGCCCCTGCTGGTAATTTCACCGTCATAATAACACCGCCCTTCACTTCCACTTCGGTGCCGTCCTCAAAAACGAGAACGCCGTCGGCAGGGGCGATTGGCTCAGAGCCATCCGAGGGAATTACATAGATTGGCATTCCCTCCATTGGAGTTTCGCCGTCGTAAGAAACTTTCGTTCCGTCTTTCAGCATCACATCCATGAACTGATATTTGATTTCCTTCCCGTCTTTCAACTTGACGGTTTTGAAAATTTCTTTGTGGTTTCCAAAAAAACCCTCAACCGCCTCCGTGAGTTTTTTCAGGAAGGAAACTTCTTTTGATTTGTCTGTATTCTCTGGCATCATATTGCGTTCTTATATAATTAAGATGCGGGATCAATAAGGTGGTCGGTGAATTTTTTAAACCGCCCCAGTGCCTCTGAAACGGGATCATGTTGAGATTCAAATCTGTCTGATGCAAAAAGCACATCCATGAAGCACTCCACGGAGAATCCAGTTAGGTTTCCCTTCATGATATGCTCGTTCCATAGGAAATCATTCTCGACGTAGTAGGATGCAAACAGGGAGCCGTCAGGCGCTTTTTCAAACAGTGATGGTGTTTTAATACCACGCTCCTCATCAACCATAAACAGTTCTATCATGTATATACCTTTCAAATCCATTTCCGGATTGTGCATATAATTGATGTTGTTATAGTTGTTTCCCTTGGCGAATTTTTTCAGGATTGTTTCGGTATGCTTCTTTCGGAACACCACGTTGAATTCGCCGCGCTCGGGTGTATTGCGGTAAATCGGCGTATCGGTGAGCATCATTGCCCCTGTGATAATCCTTCGTTCCTTTTGCAGCGGGTCAATTTTAAAATCGTATTTCCCTCCCTTGCCGAACATCATCCACCCCCGTTCAATGGCAGGGAAATCCACAAGCGCCACGAAATTCACGGCGGGATTTGTGGAGTCCAATCCGTTTATTTCTATCTCATACGTGGGAATTTTCTTCGCTGCCATTCAAACAGATGATGCGAATGGGGAAGAGTGGCCGGTGAATTTTGTCAGGCGTTAGACATCACATTTTAATACTATTCACGTAAACCACATTGGATTCGCTTATCGTAATACCATTGGTATTTATTATAGTAACATTTGAAACGCCTTTTAAAACAACAACGCTTGAGGATGATATAATATTTACACTATCTGTATCATCTCCGATATAATTTCCCCTGCCCCCGCTGATTGATGATCCGCGGGAAGTTTGTGAAATATAATTACCCGCATCGCCGGTAACAAGATTCAAGGACATTCCCATCTGATCGCCGTTGCCGACATTCCCGCCTAACCGGGGGGATCTGTTGCCTATATCAATCATTTGATTGGCGGTAAAGTCTATCGTGTGAATCACGGGCGTGAATGGCGCATTCTCCTTTACCTTGAGCAGCTCAACTTTGGTGGTTTGATATTGCGTTGGATCATAATCCATTATCTTCTGCATACGAAAGTAATGGCCGTCAATGAAAATCCTGTCGCGGAATGACAATACGGCAATGTCGTAAGGCTTGAGATAAGCGTAAAGAATTACAATTTTGGAATTCCTGTCGGTTATCTCGCTGATGAATTTCGAGTGATATCGGTTATAGGTATTGTCAGTTGTATAAATCGTGGCACCATACGGATTGGCGTAGAAAATCTCTCGTGGCACGCCGAAGCAAAGGTCTATGGTTGGCGAGTATGGATTATCCAAATGTCCGGCGTATGGGTATGTGCTCTCGGTCGTTGTGACTGAATTATACTCCGTATAGCTCCATGAATAAGTTGTTGCGATAGCTCCAGCCCAATACAAAACACGCGGCTTGCTTCTCATGGGCGTTTGAACTCCGGTGCTCGACACTGCAAATATTTCAGGAATAATCCTGTCATGTGAGGTGCTTCCGATAATCGGCGTGGCGCCAAAAATCACCTCGTTTGTATTTGTGTTTTTCAGGAAGTCATTTGTGATATCAATATTTTTCTCACCATATGTCTCCTTCCACTTGTCACTGTAAAACTTATTCCAGTAATCCGCATCATCCGCATACTTGAAACGATATCGCCGTGCGTCCAGGTCGCCCATTGGAATAACGGTTGCCATCCTGCTTGAATCAACTTTCTTGCCTGTTGTCCAGTTCCATGTTTTTCCGCTGCCATAAAAATCGGCATCAGTTTCGATGATGAGATTATTCGGGTTATTGGAATCAGGCTCAACGTAAAGATTCCACATTGTCAGAACAGAAGAAAGGAAGTCCGATTGCTTAATATCAATTGGCAATCCGATGTTCATGTCTAGCGTGTTGCCTGCAACTATTGTTGTGTTGGTTATGCGGTTAATGAAAACACTTCCTGAGTTTATTTTGAAGTCAATGTTACCCAGTCCGCCATTTACCATTGTTTGAATGATCTTTATATTGGCGGTATCACCAACATTCATAAAAAATGTTTGCGAAGTTGCGGCTATTGTCTGCGACCAAAGCGTGATATTACTTCCATAAATACCCGGAATAACCGAAGGAGCATTTATCGTTATTGGATATGTGGTTGTAATAGCAGCAACGGTAATTGAAAAATAAGAAGATATATTAAGTGTATTTAACCCCCCAACAGTAACAGCCCCGTTAGTCACCCCGGAACAAACGCCGGTACAATAAAAATCATAATACCCCGCATTGGCCGCCGTGAATATTCCAGTGGCGGGATCGTATTGGTTTGACGGGTCGAGTGATTCATGATTGAAAATAACCGGGTCGCGCAATTGCGTTGCTGATGAGGCAATGCCGATTGTATCAATAATGTCAGCGGCAAGATCTGACGCGAATAATCTTTGTGCTACCTGTGCTGAGCTGATGGTGAATTTATCGCCGCAGAAAGGAAGTATGAGCCGCTTGAAGAAAGCCGAATTGAAAAACGCGGAAGTATAAGAAAATCCGGCAAAGGCAAAAATCTTGTCGATATAAGTCTTGAAATAAACGGCGGGAAAGAAGTTTGTAACATCCCATGAATTAGCCGTGACACCGCCGTAATTAATCATCGGATAAACATATCCGCTGCCATATCCCATACTTGTCCACGTCGCTTTCTGTGTTACCCTGTCGTAAGTGTGGTTGAATTCTGACAATGAAAGATCGGTCATTTTCGAATCACCAATCACCGTGTAGATATTTTGTAGCTCACCTATCAGCGCAACTTCATACCCCGTCCTGACAAAGCTCTGCTGGTCGTAATTGATTTGCAACAATCTCATGTATCCTCGAAACTGTGTCAGTGAATCTATATTCAGGATCGCTTCGGCCTTAAGGTTGGGATTGAAGTCGGGCATGAAATTTACAACGCCTGATGTTTGGATGTCATTGGCAATATCGTAAATGGCAGTAAGCAGAATATTTATTGGCTTGGTTGCCGGAAGCTTTATTGTCTTCGAATAACTTCCATTTCGTTGCTTCGGATTTCTTATATCAGCAATTGCATAATTGAGCGGCGTGGAAATATCCTCGATCAAATCCACGAGCTTCCCATTCAGATATAATTCTGTTCTCATCATCTGTTATTTATCACTTGTTGCTCAACTAAATTAATCCTGTTCGTTGCGCTCCTCACTTCCGTTTCTGACATGTGAGCCTGAATAATGATTGGCTGCGATGGCTGTTGGCCTATCACATTCCCGTTGGCATCAAGCAGGGTGGATGGCTGCACTCCGGATGGTGATGTATTTATTGCGCTCAATTGAGGGGGTGATCCAACGCCCCCGCCCCCTGATACACCACCCCCACCGTCTTCTTTTGTGTTCATGATATTTCTCACCTGAACCAGCCCTGCTGCCAATGCAGCAGCAGCCATCAATAAGTTTAATGGCAGCGGCGTAGGTTGTGCCAATGCAGCACTAACGCCTTTGTAAGTATTTATTATTGCCTGCCCGACCGCAAATCCCTTCTGAGCCTTTGCATTTTTCTTTGATAGGTCAGCAAGTGAGCCAAACAAATCAGCCGTTGCGGTAAGCACATCTGAATTCAATTGCTGTTTAAGTTTCGCCGCTGCCTTATCATCATCTGATTTCTTTTTATTCGCCGCCGCCGCCGCCGCAATTTCAGCATCAAGCTGCTCAGTCATTTGCTGCATTTGCAAATCCGCCTGGTCTTGCGCATCTTGCCACGCCTGATCGTCTGCATCCTTTTTTTTCTGCTCATATCCAACTTGTGATTCACGAATGCGCTTATTGTATTCAGATGCATCGATCACACCGTTCTCATAAAAATCCTGCTGCTTTGCCTGATAATCCTGTAATGCCAATAAATCTTTATCGGTATTGTCGCGCCTGTTTTCTTCTTTCAATGCATTCAGTTTGGCTAATGCATCGGCCTCATTCTTTAATTTCTCGTCATTAGCCGCCTTGGCATTATCGACCAGAGACTTATTGTATTTCGCATCCGAAACAATGCCTTCCGTTTTAAGCGCATCGAGCGCATTCTGAGCATCAACAAAGGCCTTTTCCTCTTTCTCTGTCCTGTCTTTTTTTATCTGGCCGATCACAGCCTCCATCTGCGCCGCCTGCTTGTCGTATCCAGCCTTTCGCAATAATGACGCTTCTGTTTTCAGTGTTGATTCAAGAATCGAATCTGAATTTCGAGCTTCAAGCAACGTGGCGTTGGCTGCGGCTAGCGAAGCCGTTGCGCTCCTGATCTTAATTTCAAGTATCTCCTTTTCCTTTTCGTGAAGATCAAACGCAGTTGCTCCCTGCGCCTGCATGATAGCCAATTCACCATCCGCCTGAATGACCTGTTGTTCTGCTAGTTTTTTGCTTTCCTCGGCATTTTTTCTCAGTTTGGCGGCTTCTGAATTTGCTTCCTGATAATTCTCGTAAATCTTATACGCTGCCGTTCCTATTGCGATCACGGCCGTAAGAATTGCAATGATCGGATTTGCCGCAATTACCGCCCATACCTTTTTAAACTCTTTTCCTATCTCAGGGATGGACTGCAACGCATCCGAGAAAGCCATCGCAGCCTGCACTTTCAACAGCGCCTTATTCACATCTTCCGACTCATCGCCAAACAACGCCATTGCGCCGGTTGTAAGTTGAATTCCGGTAGCCGAAATCTTAGCCGCCGACGCAAGCCCGTTGAATTTATCGGGATTTGCCCTTTCGATCGCCGCATTCGCATCCTCAACCTTATCTTTTAATTGAGCGGCGGCACTAACGAGCTTCTTGAAATCCTCGCCGCCCTCATCGCCCGCTGCGAGCATGGCCCCCTTAATATCTTTCAGCGCCTTTTTTACAGCGCCAAGCGAATCGGCTTTGTCCGCCTGAATTATTAATTCCTCAATTATCTGATTTGCCGCCATGTCGTTTTATCCTCTTTGTGTCCAGCGCTTATTTGAAAACTCGATTTCGATCTGAATGTTGAACAACTTTTCCATGTTCTTTATCGTCTTTGTCTCGTACGATTGGTTCTTTATTGTGACAGGAATCATGCTTGTGGTATCGTGATAATACACGTTCGGCGATTCAAAAAGCCCCCGAAGCCATAAACTCTGATCGTCATTTATCCAATCAGATTCCAGTATCCATCTATCTGTTATCTCAACATTATAATTTTCAGTTCCCCGGTCTTTTGATGCATAACTCCACGTAGTTGCAGTGAGCGTACCAATATTTTTTTGCATATAGTCTCGCTTTATATCCGACATCTTTCTTTGTTGCATCCTGAAATTAAAGCAGTCGTATCCTCCGTGAGTATTGAGGAAAAACAAAGACGCGGGTATTGTGTTGTGCCACAGGCAATCGAGAGAATACGTGTAAAAATTAGTCGTCCTGTTGCCATTAAACTTCTGCATCACGATGGTATATTTCGCTACGTTTGCTGTTATGACGGGCTGCACACCACTTGCAAGAGTGGCATTGTTCAGGTCTTCATATCCAACACCAATCCTGATTAATTTGTCTGCAATTCCACTCGATGCCTGATATGGATTTTGAATCAGATAACTTCCAAGCAATGCGTTGAACTCATCGTATGTATCAATGCGGCAATAGTAAACCGTTCCCGAAACATCATTGAGCATGTATTGGTATGCATGCTCATTCGATGAGTGGTAATAAAGGGTGTCTGGTTGTTGTGAGAGGATTGCCGCCCCGCTGAATGGTGTGTAATCGCCATAGTTGAATGTTCGGAAAGTATTTACGTCAAGCACTCCATTCCACGCATATTTTAATCCCGTTACAACCTGATTAGGGTAGGTGACTATTCCGCTTGATGGCCCGTATTGTTCACCAAATTTCACCTCATACCCCTTGATCGAATTAGCACACTGCTGAAAGCCATAAACAGAATCGTCGAAATCTGAGGAGATGAAGTTTTCCACCACACGGGAAATGTCCGCCGCACACGTTGCATAAGTTGGGTCGGCTTGGTATAGTTGTCGCGCAACAATTCCCACAACACCACTCACATAAATATCAACCACGAACTTGAAATTAGGTTGCGCTACGTTTGTGGATGAGAGAACAAACCTCATTGGATTATAAACGGGTGTGTATAGTTGTGGCTGCTGCTGTATGGTTATCATTATTTCTGACTTGGGTCAATGAATTTGAAAATGAATTCAGGATTTGCCGTCTTGGCGATTATGCGTCTTCGCAATTCGATAAACGCATCAGGGTTCATCACATCGGAATAGAAATTACTTCCCTTGCCGCCGAATCTTTTTATCACGCCTTTTTTTTTGATGTTAATTGCGATAGCAAAAGCCATGCTGCGCTGCGCTGAATATTTTGGATTATCCTGCCACTTGCCAGTATGTTTTCCAAATGAGCTTGTAAGTTTCGGGTTCTCGGACTTAGGTAGCGCCTTTATGCCTTTATGCGCCAACCATTGCATTATCTCGTCGACTGGTGGCATCTTATTCGTCCATCGCTTGCCACCCTTGTCAATCACGTCGTACCACGGCGGGGCGGACATTCTCCAAATCAATACATCGTCGCTGATTTCAACCTCAAGCGGAATAAACGATCCCGCGAACTGATCGCCGTTTGCGTTATTGCCTTTCGCGGCAATGCTTTCGCGGATCTTCTCCGCCTGTTCGTTTCCCCATTCCGTAACAATTTCCGCTATCTCGTCGGCAAGTCCCATACCATACAGATGCGTAAAACGGAAAGTGGCGGAATAAAAAAACCCGCCTTACGGGGCGGGGAAAACAGGAAATGCACATTGAGATTCAAATATATAAAATCTATAATGATTAAGAAAGTATAGATTATTTCTTTTCCTCCTCCTGCAAATCTTTCCTGAATGCAAGACAAGAATAAATGTAGTTTATGCTTTGTTCGCGCCAATAATCCATCTTGGTAAAATCCCTGCCCGCCAGTTCGAATAGTGTATAGAAATGCCCGTAATGATCGAACAGGTTTACTTTGGCTGTTCCGAAATCGGGGGTGGGACTTCCAGTTGACCTCTCAATTTCTCTGTGTCCCTGATGATTTTCGCCAAGACTGAATCGTATAAGTGCTGTGAGTAGAGAAAAAAAAAGTTGACAATTCCCATTCCGATAGATGCTGGCAGATGCTTTTCGAAATCTTCGGCGCGTTCTTTTACGGATAGCGGTTTGTTTGGTCGGATCCAAAATCCCGCCGATTCAATTTCCTTACACAGAATCGATAAAGCGTAATGGGATTTAGGCGCGAACGTTTCGGCGGTTAATTGTAACGCTGAAATCCCCTCGAGTTGAGCGCCGGTAAACTCCCCCATTGATTCCGAAACCTTATACTTGCGCCCGTTGCATTTGAATATCGGATGGTATTTTTCCTGAATGTCCTTCGAAAGGAATTCGTGCAACTCACGACGGTTTGTCGATAGTTCGATTATGGAAATGTTTTCGAAATGCTCTTCCGTTTTCCCTGTGCACATGGAGAGCAGGGAAATGTCACGCTGCATTTCATCAGATACTTTAGCCCGGCTCAGCGTATCGATTGCTGCGTATGTCCCGAGTGTTATGGTTGACCATGACAGATTAAGCATTGGAGAAAACCGTAATTTTCCCCTTCTGATATTTGTTGCATCGTTTTTCATTATCGCTAATTTACGCCAAAAAATATTCACCTGAAAGATTCGTGTTGAGTTTATTCAGAGCGACGTAACGAATCGCGTCAATAGCGTGATTGTTTTTATCTAACGGCGTGTTGGTTCCTTCCGCTGACTTATTCAATAGCCATTTGTAGGTTCGAAGTTCTTTCAAAATATTCACACTATTAGCCGTAATATTTAGTTTGTACCGCTTGAGAATATCAATTGAATTGTTAATTGAATCCTTCCCCTTATTCGCGCCATCAACATTACATCCAAGATTTTGAAGTTCAGTTATCGACTTTGGCTCGGCGCTATCAAAAACAGATTCGTTGTTTTTCCCCAAATCCTTTAGCCTTTTGGCAATATCCGGATTGGTCATTTTACGTTCGTAAATCAATTCGCTGATCCACAGCTCACCATTCTGCTTATACACTTCCACTACCGCCGTAGGATCATTCGTAAAGCCAAAGTCTCCGCCGTTGGCTATGAATGTTGCATCCTTCGGTATTGCATCGACTACATTATAATCAGGAAAGATTAATCCGAATATCTTTCCATATTCCCCGAGCCCATAGATTTTCCAAAACTCGGGATCAGCTTGCTCCAGGTATTCAATTTCCCTTATCAGTGATTTAGGGAGAAAGGTATTATCCTTGTAGGTCGATACAATCACCTCCACGTCTCCCATGTCGTGAAAGCGTTTCTGCTCCAACTCAGTGTTTATCCAAACGTTTTCATCATCCGGATTGAAGTCGAGAAAAATGTCATCCTCAGTTCTTATGAGTAGTTGGAAAAACTGTGTCTTGAATTCAAGCTCGTTCGCCTCATTACAATAAAGAATGTTCCTTTTGGCCCCACGCAACTTCTTTTCATCGTCAGCGCCAAAAAACTCAACCATTCTTTTACCGTATGTGTAAGTTCGCTTGGTTTTATTAACCTTTAGCGCCCCGTACAAACCCTGCTTCTCTAACTCCTCCTCGAAATCACGGATAACGGTTGCGTCTAATGTTGTGGAATACTTACGTACGGTAGACCATACGCCTTCAGGTATTTTTCTTGTGCGGGAAATCTGCCCCGTAAATAACCACAGCACGGAAATCTGCGCGATGCTCCTAGTCTTGCTTGATCGGGTACCGCCTCGATTAACCTTTATCTTTTTCTCAGAAGCGTAGTTCCTTGTGAATACGGGCGTGGTTTCGAGAAGCATTCATTAATCCTCACGCTTTTTTTCCACGATAGTTACTTCGGTTACGGTTTGGTTTTGTTGTTGCACAACCTCGTCTTTCCAATCTTCCTTACCCAAGTTCTTTAATGCGAATGCTGCGCCTGCCCATGCGAATGAATATAGCTGTTGTTCATAACAGGATTGAATAAAAGTGCGCAGTCTCTTAACTGTGTAAGAGAATTCGGGGCGCTTTTCGTAGTCGTAAAATGATTGCAAGGACTCAAATCCAAGATGATAAACAAGCCCTGTTAATGTAGGTTTATATGCGCCACTTGACTTAACCTTGGTTCTTTCGATGTATTCCTCTGCTCGGTTCCTGAATTGATCAACCGAAGTATATGCGGGTGGCCGTCCGCTATTTTCCAGCCCCTCTGAGAATTTATTTCCCGCCGCAAATCTTCCCATTAAATCACGGGCAGACTCCTGTCCATCATCGTTATCATTTTTCTTTGCCATTTGACTTATTCCTTTTTATCCGCTAACTTCGTGTTACTTTATTGAGCTTCGTACCCCTGAATCATGTTCCAATACCGCTGATAATCCTGAACCATACAGGCGGTACATCCTGCTTT